ATTTGTATGATCAAAGATGCAAAGCGTCAGTTTGATGCTGATGGTCCTACCACCATTGTTGTGGTTGCTCCTCGTATTCTGCTTGCAGAACAACTCTGCAAAGAGTTTCTGGAATTGATTGATGATGTTGCTGTCTATCACGTTCACAGTGGTGAGACTGAACATTTCAGCAGCACTAAACCTGCGCTGATTGCCAACTGGCATCGTCAAGCATATCGCAATCAACTTATCTTTACCACATATCACTCTCTGCACAAAGTTCAAGAGGCAGGTATTAACGTAGACACCATTTATTTTGATGAAGCGCACAATTCTGTCCAGCGTAATTTCTTCCCTGCCACTGAACATTTTTCTGCTGACGCTGATCGCTGCTATTTTTTCACTGCTACTCCTAAACACTCTGTTACCATCTTCAAACCTGGGATGAATGATGGTGCTGTTTATGGTCAAGTGATCTGCAACGTTCCTGCTCCTAAGTTGGTTGAAGAAGGTTACATTCTTCCTCCTAAGGTTGTTGTGAAGCAACTCCCTCAGGGTGAATATCAGCAGTCTGATGAGCAGAACTTGATTGAGACTATTGATGACAATTCTCTCAACAAAATCCTGATTGCTGCACGTTCTACCAAACAGATTGTGCGTCTTGTTTCTCAGACTGATTTCTGTATTCAGTTGCGTGAGCGTGGTTACAACTGGATGTATATCACTTCCAAGACTGGTGCTATCATCAACGGTATCAAAGTTTCCCGTGAAGAGTTCTTCAAGACTCTGAATCAGTGGGGACAAGATGACACCCGTTTCGTGATTATGCACCACTCCATCCTCTCTGAGGGTATCAATGTCAAGGGTCTTGAAGCAGTCCTGTTTATGCGTAATATGGACTATATTGGTATCAGTCAGTCAATCGGTCGTGTGATCCGTTTGGGTGGCGCTGAGAAGACTTTTGGACTGGTATGTGTACCTGTCTTCGATAAAGTTGGTATCGGTACTGCTAAGAGCGTTCAGGCGGTTGTTGATACTGTCTTCCAACAAGGTGAACCTGCTATTTCTGTTGTCCGTCGATGAATAAACTTTACTGGGGCGATTGTCTTGATGTAATGTCCAAACTGCCTGATGGTTGTGTGGATATGGTGTTTTGTGATCTTCCTTATGGAACGACACAAAATGATTGGGATTGTTTGATCCCTTTTGAAGATCTATGGAAACAATACAATCGTGTTGTGAAAGAAAATGGTGCTGTTGTTCTTACTGCACAACCACCGTTTGATAAGATCCTTGCCTGTTCTAACTTGAAATACTTCAAGTATGAATGGATTTGGGAAAAGAATAAAGCAACTGGTCATCTTAATGCAAAGAAGATGCCAATGAAGGCACACGAAAATGTGTTGGTGTTCTATCGTAAGTTGCCAACATACAATCCCCAGATGACACAAGGGCACAAACCGATGAACGCTGTGCTGCCACGGGACAATATGCCTGCGCCAGATAAAAAACGCAATTATAACCACGTTGATAAGCGACTGGGCAATCCTGGTGGTGGAACTACACGTTATCCCCGTGATGTTTTGAAGTTTCCTGTCATCAACAATGATGATCCTTTGAAGTTTCATCCAACACAGAAACCTGTGCAAATGATTGAATACTTCATCAAAACATATAGCAATGAGGGTGATGTTGTGATGGATAATTGTATGGGTTCAGGTTCTACTATCATTGCCTGTATGAATACTAATCGTCAATACATTGGTATTGAGAGTAGTGGAGAATACTATGAAAAAGCAACCGAATGGATCAACAGTTACAACAAAGTCGAACCATTCGTGACAGATGAAGAAGTGTCACATACGACACCGAATCCTCTGATGGATGCGTTATACTAAGATCATTCAGGAAACAACCCATGAAGTGCAAAGTTCAACTTTTCGTTGCTGGTAAAGTTTTTGATGAAATTGTTCACGCTCGTGACTATCAAGAAGCAAAACAGGTTGCACTTGCTCGCAACCCTAATGCACAAGTGATTGGTGTTACTGCTGTTTTCTGATGGGATTCCTTAAACCACACGTTGATCGCCCTGGGATTCTTGATCCAAAACCAGGAAATCCGCAAGGTTTCGTTACAAACGACGGTATGTGGGCGGCAGTTCCTTTCTCTGGTAAAAAGAAAGGGTTCGTTATTATACATAATGGGTGTCAAGTAAAGGTACTCAGCACTTATAAACAATCCGTTGATTTTATCAACAACCAAAAGAAAACCATCAAAAAGAAGTCAAAAAAATGACCGATAAACACGAAAAGCGACGCGATGCTCTGGGATTATTCTATGAGAGTGTTCTCAAACCAGACCATCAACTTCGGCAATGCGCTCACAATCAAAAGTGTTTTAATGAGTTGATGGAATGGAGAGATGAAATCATTCGTTATCTTGATAGTCGCAGAAATCAGGAGTTTAACTAATGGATTCTCCCCACATAATCCTTTCGGGGATGTTCGCGGTAGTAGCATATGTCATCGTAACTGATGAGCGTGCTGCTGCCGCTTTTTTGTATGTTTCTAAGTTAGTATCTCACAACATTAGACGCCACTGGTGGTGGTTGACTAACAATCCAAAGAATCCTGTGGTAAAATATCTTATCTACCGTCGATCTCTTCGTATTGCAGAGGAATTGATGGCAGAAATAAATAATGAGAAAGAAACATAATTTCTATGTTATCTACACAATATCGTCTTCGACTTGAATCTATCTGCACTTGTATTGCTAACAAGGAAGAAGTTCCTCTTGAAGATATGATCTGGGCAGAAAAACTTGCCAAAGCACATACTCTTGCAAGAGATTGGTTGCAGAAAGCAAGACGCCAAGCATCACAAGACATTCAAGAGGGTAGTATTGATGATTTTATGAATAGGATGGGATTAGGTGACCCCGACCCATCCAATCATAAAACGGGGTTTGATGGTGCTGATGAAATTGTTGATTGGTTTCAACGTGATAAACCTGATGATTGGAGACAACGTGACTGAAAAAATTACTCCTGAAACATATGAAAAGATGAACGAAGAGTTCATCGAAGATGGTCTTGCTTTTAGCATCATAGTTCCTACTCAAGAACAAATTGACGACTGGATTGAAAGGAGTAAAAATGTTGACTAATTGCACTATCACTGATAAAGACGGAAAAGTTACCGATTATGTCTGGGACGACCAGAAGAAAGCAATGGTAGAAGGTAAACCAGAAAGGGAAATTCCCTGGTGGCAACTGCATCAAATAGCGGAAGGATTGGGCGGTGAACTTAAAAGGTTTGTCGAACAAGATAGTCGTGGCAATGTTAAGTACAAAATTGTGATTGAATACAAGGAGGACAAAGAATAATGGAAGCAGTAATCTATTCCAATGGCAATCAGGAATGTGAACGTGCCAAAGTTCTGTTAGAAAAACTCAACTTCCAGATTCATGTGTATAAACTAAATCAACACTTTTCTGAAAGAGGTTTTGTTGCTGAATTTGGTGAAGAGGCAGAATATCCACAGGTTAATGTTGGTTTTAGACACATTGGTGGGTTGAAAGAAACTCTCAACTTTATGAAAGAGCACGGAATGTTCGAATGACATACGAAGAATTTGTGGCAAAGGGTACTAAATTCTATATGAAGATGGTAACCCTGATTGCCATAAAACATGAGTATCGTATGAAGTTCACAGATGATGAAAAAGAAATAAATGGTTATATTTTAGAGTTTCAGGAAAAAGTTAAACTAAATGAATTAAGGGATAAGTTTCAAAAATGCTGGGAGATTAAAGAATGAAATCCATAATCTTAATCGGTTGCTTCACACCATTAGCATTGATTTGGATTATTATGAAAATAAGTGTGTGGATTGCCGCTGTCAACGAAGAGCAGAATTATGTCAATGCAGAATCCAAAAAACCACACGGACCATATGTGGCAAACGCATATGAAGATGTTGATGCAGAGGAAGAGGAGTATGGAGATCGCACAGACTATCGATAATGCACTCTATGAGTGGTATTCTGAACGTGATTTAGATGTTCCTGAGTGGAAACAAAAACGTGATCCTGACTGGTGGACAGAATACCTAATTAGATTAGGAATTGATCCACAAAATCCATGAAAGTTGAAAGACCTTGGGGATGGTATGAAGTTATTGATGAAGGTGACAGATATAAAACCAAGAATATAGAAGTTAATCCTGGGGAAAGGTTATCGTTACAGTATCATTATCATCGCTCAGAACATTGGGTGGTGGTAACTGGTACTGCTTTTGTTCGTGTTGGTGATACTGAGAAACTATTATACCAAAATGAAAGCATCTACGTTCCTCCAACAGTAAAGCATAGATTATCCAATCCTGGACGTGTGCCACTTCGTATAGTGGAAGTTCAGTGTGGGACATACCTAGAAGAAGATGATATAATTAGACTTGACGACGAGTACAATAGGTGCTAGGATTCCCCTATCACAAATCTAATCATGGACTACAAACCCTATTCACCAGAATGGCACCGAAAGAGGTACCTAAAAGAGGCGTTGGATAAGTATTTTGATGATTATGTGGACGTGGAAACTATCCGCGAAGACATTTACGATATTCTTCACGCTCGTGCAAGTGATGCTTTTGAAGAATACAATCGTGTAAATAAGTTAGCAGAATCTCTTTCATGAGTGCTTTCCTAAGTTTTCTCTTTGCAGCAACTTTTTGGGTTCAAGTTCCACAATGGTCAGATGATTGGAGTAATTGTGCTGTTGATGTCCCTGACACATCTTGCCATTGGTATATTGTCAATGCAGACAATACCTTCGGGGAGGGATTTGACTGGGAAACAGCACCTTGGTATTCAGTAGAAGGTCTTCAAGATATTGCAAACCTTCACGATGATGTGTTAGAATCAGGGCATCAATACACTATGGAAGCACTCCAAGATGGAACTAATTAAATCTGATGATC